CCAGGCTTCCCATCAGATGTGGTGCCAAATTTATACCCTGCTAAATCGCTATTTATCTCATTAATATCCTGCTGTACTCCCGCAAAACCATCCTCTACACGCTGCTCAAAGTCATTCATATTCTGGCTGGAAAAAGCATCCCCTTCTTTGCTTACCGTTCCCTCCGCCCTCTCGACATCGTATACTATCGCCTGTTTTGTGCTTATATTTGTTAACTTCCTGCGGCCAGCATATTCGACCATTCGATCTGTCCACGTTTTTTTCTTAAATGCCATTAAATTAATCCTCCTTCTCCGGCGTAGAACTCACCGGCATATGCATAGTTTTTCTTATTTCCAACATAAATGTCATAGCAATCTTTCTGTATCTGCTCTATGGCATTATATTTTTCGAAAGAATTCAACGGACTGTTCGGAACTTCTGGTGTGGTGGCCCTGTGTGCATAATTTCTAAGTTTCTGCACTCCCTGCCGAATCCTTAAATAATCAGAGGCACGCGGTATCTGTCCTACTATCCAATCGTACTTTGCATCGACTATCAAGGTCGCCAATCCACCAATCGTATAATTATTTTTTTCAATTCTGTTTAAATCCCGTGCATTTACTAACCCTTTCTGCGTCCGGTTTTCCACATCCGCTATCGTCCGATCCGTTACAAACCACGGTAAATCATATACCAGTGTGGTTGTATATTCACTACGGTTCCCGGCAGCATCGTACATCTCAACCCATAGGTTATAAGTGCTATCTTCTACAGCAGGAGCGTTTCCGTACCATTTATCATCACCTTCTCGCATGTGGAAGGTTGTGGCAACTCCATTAATGGTCCCTGCGACATACACAATGTCACTGGGCGCTGCAACAGCTATGTATGTCACTTGCAACACCTCTCTTCTTTATTCGATATCCAGAATAATTTGAATGGACGAGGACGCTGCCGCAGGATTAGGGGTAATAGTAACACTCTTAATTTTAGGTACAGAAGTATCAATTTTAAAATTAATGGTAACATCAGAGTGCAGACCTGCCGCATCTGTCGCAGTCACTACCAATACGTTGTTTCCTTCCATTCCTGTCAGAGCCTTGCTGAAAGCTCCATTTGTTACAGTTATGGCCCCCACATCCACATTGTTTAGTTTTGCTGTAACCTTAACCGGGCTTGATGTCACATCGTTTGTCGTTCCGGCCAGCGTTATACTCTTGTTATTTGTTATAAGGCCACTTGTGGGTGAAGAAACATTCAGTGTCGGCGGTACAGTATCTACCTTAATAGCCGCAGTAACAGCAATCGCTGCATTGCCATCATTGTCTTGTGCATTTATGGCTATTGTGTGATCACCATTTGCAAGCACCGCCTGCGGTGTGTAAACGAATTGATAACCGTTTGTAATGGCCGTTTTTACCATGCCTGGACTGGATTCTGTAAAAGTAGTACTGCCAATTTTAAGACTTACAGATGATGTTTTAACACCAGAACCATTTGTTTCATCTGTAATTTTAAATGTTATCGGCTGCTTATTGTTTGTGACACGAGCTCCGTTTGTCGGGTTAACAAGAGTAATGACAGGCTTAACTTTTTCTTCAACCTGTAATCTCAGGCTCGTTCCAACTGTTGCATCCGATGTATCATAGGTAACTATCGTACCTGCATCATTTGTGATTTCCACCAACACAGGATAGTATTTTCCATCTCTGTTAAAACTGGTGGTTGCTGGCGTGGTAGGATCTGCAATCCAAAATCCATCAGAATTTTTACTACAGTTTGTCCAAACACCATTTATTTGTACTCTAACTTTGGTTGTTGCCATGTTAAATAATACCTACACTTTCTCCTGCTTTAACCTCCTGGCCGGAATAATAATTTGAACGTTGGAAAACAATAGGAACGTCCTCAGCTTCGATAATTATGGTAATACGCTGATTTGTCTGTGCTGGATTCGGTGTTATTTTAACGCTTATCAGTTTAGGTTTATTCACTATATATCACCCACTCTTTCATCAATATATAACTCCGTACCAGCATAATAAAACTCACTTGTATACTTGTAATAGCCTCTTAGCTGCGCTGTAGAGATATAACCGCCAGTTAAATCCGTGGTAATGCTTTCCAGACCGGCAGCATAGCCGCCACGTCCCACAAGGGTGTTTTCCACCGCTGCCCATTGTCCGGGCCGTTCCTGGCCTGCCAGATACTTAATATTAAGAATCAAGGACAATTGGTAATAGTCTAAAATAGCCTGGGATATCACCTTTGCCTGGGAATAATTAAATAGTGTGCCGGTAAAGTTTTTTGTCTTTGGATTCTCCCCTGCTTTAAGCTGCGGAACAGCAGATGTAACCGTAATATCCTGCTTGCCATACTGCCGCCCGTATATGGTAACGGCGAATTCTTCCGGCAACCGGAATATTATGTAATTGGTCTTTGCCTCCACAATTTCACCGGCATTTATCCGTAGACCGGATACAGGGCTATTAAACTTCACTTCATTAAGGCCAGCGGGATAAGTGGTTTCCTTTACCAGTTCTTTTTCCTCAGCGCCTTCTGTATACTCCGTGAATTTAATGCTTACCTCACTTATATAGGTATCCTGTTTAGTAGATGTGGAAAACTTCCGACTCCGCGGTATATCGCTTTGTATGAGCCTGGAAGGCTTATATATCCATACATTATCCCGCCGGGCTGTCTCCGCCACCGCACCACACGCAAAGAGCACTTCCCGGAGAGCCTTGCGCCGGGTTTGGATTTTAAGCCAGCCATACAGCGGCGTTTCCGCCACATCCTTCGATATTTCATATGGGATATCTGTCCCGGAAAAGATATCCGCAAGGACATTCCCGGCCAACTCCCCATTGTATACTCTGCCATCCTTAAAATCGGTATCATCTAACAGCCCTATGTAATCCGTGGCCTCCATCTTTGCAGTGTTTTTATTGCTGCTGGGAGTGGTCAGGAAGTATCGCCCTAAATACAACCGCTCCCCGTTCACAACTTCATACGGTTCGATATGCTGTTTTTTTTGCAGTGCTTTATGTAATCCCTCGCTATTTGCAAGGTTAAATTCATTGTCCCGGTCAAAAAACTGGAATGTAAGCTTATTTATTTTCAGGGTGTTGGAAATTGGATCTGTTTCTTCCACCAGGGAGGCCGCCTTTATATCGCTTTCTCCCCAAGTTACAATGACACCATAATCAATTCCCCAAAGCTTTACATACCTGTATGGCAATGCTTTCTGGAATTCGATTTCTAACCGCCCGTAATTCTCCACCAGATTCCGGGCGTAATAATCTCGGCTATCCGGCTGGAAACTTTTCAGCGCAATCATATTGCCATCCAGGGAATACCACCTTACCTGCATCTGTAATGGTAAATCCCCCGCAAAATGGAACGTTAATCCAGTGCTTGTATGGTTTTCCGTAAACAGTATGGTTAATAGCGGATTGTTCTCAAAATTCCCCGATCCATCGGATAATTCCGATGACCAGAAAGCAATCCCTTCGGGTGCATCTGGAAGTTCCGGCATGGTACCATCCAGGACAAAATAATCCTTCTCCAATGTCCCATAATCCGGGAAGGCGGTGTTATCCTTAAGCAAAGATTCCACCGCGAAATTCTGGTTATTCATTGTGGACGGAATGCTATCCTGTAATGCAGTTGTGTCTTTAAGGTCATAGACCACCTCAAAATTAGTTCTCATGTTGGTGTCCTCGCCGGTCTATCAGCAACCATGTAGCATGTGAATCCCTTGTATGTAACATCCTCTTCCAGTATTAATTCATATTCATCCGATACGGAGCCCAAATATCCAGTGAAATTGTAATAGCCATTCTTCATGGGTAGGGAAAATTCATGCTGTTCTGTTGGCTCCGACATTTTATCAATAAATTGTTCATAGTCATTATCTTCAAACGCTGAACTGGTCCCTACAGTAAGATTAAAATTACAATAGACTCCGATTAATTCACCATGAAAAACTCCATCCTCGGTCCGACCTGCGCCATCTTTATACAGGAAATTAAAATTCCTTTTTACAGAAACAAGAGGAAGATTGTATTTTATTCCGTCCACAATAATACCGCGCGTAAATTTCATTCTATCTCCATCCCAATACATCAATGTCAAGTCCCTGCCGATCCATTTCTGAAAGAATATCCGAAATAGATAGCCGAGCAAAGGTTTCACCATCGTAAATCATGTTTATTGTAACCGGCAGTCTTTCCTTACCTATTCCACTTTCCGCAATCCCGGCCTTCACCATATCTTTTATAAGTCCTGCCGGAGCTTCGACGTTCATCTGCCCGCGGGGCTGATCACCTAAAAGGGCCAGGAACGGATTGCCACCACGAATAACGGAACCAGATGCAAGATGTGGTATGCTGTTAATCGCTGTTTTGTAGGAAACCGGATCCACACTGCGTGCGAACGATGTTGCCTTAGAAGTTTTTTCGGATGAGGTTCCCACCTTCTCATAGCCACTATTCAAAAAGTCTTTTACTGCCTGTATTGCGTCTCTTATTTTTTGTATGTACTTTTCGATTTTTTCAACCATCGTTTCAACAGCATCAACTACACTATTCTTTGCAGAATCAAAAGCTTCCTTCACATTTTTCTTTAACTCATCGAATTTTTTCTTTAACTCGTCCGTTTTTTCCTTTATATTATTATATTTTTCCGTAATTACGCTTTTAAGATTTTCGAGCTGCTCTGTAGTATCTTCTTTTATTTCTTTCCACTTTTCAGTGAAAGCAATTTTTATATTCTCTATCAGTTCGGCCCATTTTTCCTGAGTGAACCAGGGTACAACGTTTTCTTCCCACCATGTATAAAGCGCTGTATTTTGCCACCAATCAACAATTTCATTCCATTTTGTGAGGAAAGCAATTTTAATATTTTCAAGTAATTCAGTCCATCTTTCCTGGGTGAACCAAGGCATAACATATGCGTCCCACCATTCACTTAATACCGCCATGAAAGAACTAAATTGATTTCTAAAACCTTCAATTATTCCCCAGAATATATTTTCGCCCAGCGGAATCATTGAGGTTGCAGGTGAGTGTATACCAAATACTGAGCATATAGCATCAAAAAGCGTCACAAAGAAATCGCCAATTGGTTCGAAAATAAATCCTAATGCTCCGGTAAATCCCTTTAAGATACCCAGTAAGATATTTTTACCGATACTTTCTCCGTCAAAAGCCTTTTCAAAGTGTTTCCCTGCTTCATCAAGGACGGAAAAAGTTGCATCCCAGTTAAAAGTGCCAGTTAAAATTGTTCCAATGGCTTTAAAGGCTTCCGTTATTCCAGAACCGATGGTATCTACAAGTCCTGTCATAAACTGGTCAATAGCATCGTATACCTCACCAGCCTTTCCCTCCCATGAACGCGGATCTAAGAATGTCCCTTCTAACAAATTTTCAAGTTTCATTCCCATTTCGCCGATCATGCCAGGATTCATTGCCTGTAATAACGCAGCAAAATTTATTCCCTTAAGCCAGCTTAATGCGCCCTTAAGGCCACCCAAAAATGATGTAATTTTACTGCCACCAATAGCAGTATTCAGCAACTTGATAGCACCTTTTAATATAAGAAACGCTGCCGCCAGATTGAGTACCCAATCGGGAATATCTTTGGTTTCTTCTCCGAATCCTTCAAAAAAATCCGCAATAGCCTGTTTAAATGTTTCATAATCCATTTCTCCTATGCTTCCAGCAAGAAAATCGAAGGCATTTTGCAGTATTTTTCCCAGGGCCCGACCGATATCTTTCCAGTCAATGTCCTTTATTGCATTTATTATGAATTTACCAATACTCCGGCCTAATTCCCCCCAGTCAATACCGTCCAAGAACGCAATAAGGCCGTCCACAGCCACATTTATTCCATTTGCCAAGGTCTGCGCAAGCTGTTCCCAGTTCAGGGTGCGGACGAATCCCATAACGCTTTTCGCCACACCAGCAGCACCCGTTATGATCGTGTCCGCTATAAGTTCCCAGTCAAGGCCATCCATGAAACCGTTTATAGTTTCTGCAATGGCTTCGCCGAACTTTTGCCAATTGAAATTTTTTACGAACCCATAGGCAAATTCAAAGGCTGTGTTTATCCCCTGCGCAATGGATACTCCAAGTAAATGCCAGTCCAGGTTTTCCAGAATGCCATTCAGCAACGTTGCAAGGCTTTTCCCAAGTTTCCGCGCCGTCTCCCTTACCTTGCTCCAATCAATGTTTTCCAACATTTCATTAATCTTCTCAGCAAGTAATTTCCCAAGGTCGTAAAAATCGGCATCCTGCCACATCTTTTTAATTTTGTCCCAAAAACTCTTTATTTCACTATCAATTGGCACTTCTTCAAAGCCGCCAGTAGATCCGCCGCCACCTCCGCCGCCCGTATTTTTATTAAGCACGTCAATGTCGTCGAATTTTGCCAGGGCCCCGGCTGCCTTTTTTGCTGCACCAGCTGTCCCGTTTAAGGCATCCTTGTACGCGTCCTGAACTTCTGTAGCCTTTTTCCAGGTGGTATGCCCGGTCATATAGGCAAATAGTTGTCCCAGGGCATTTACCGCTCTGTTTACCCAATTAATAAGCTCAATAAGATATGGGACTGCCGCCGTAATAATAGGGGCAAAGGCCGCAGCGAATGAATTCCGCAAGGTTCCGAGTGCATTTTGTAAATCTCTTATACTCTGTTTGTATTCGTTCGAATACTTTTCCAGATTTTTCAATCCGGCCTTTGCGCCGGATATCATGGCATTAAATCCCTTTGTAATCCAGTTAAACAGGAGAAGGGACAGTGCAATCCCTTTAAAACGGGAAGCCAAGGTGCTCATAATCCCGCCTGTTTTCTTACCCTGTTTATTTATAGAAGAAAAGACTTTACTGGCAGCATTATGTATCCGGCCAAACACGCTTGTAAATTTCTGGTCTATTCCCTTTATTACAGGGAGAAGACCGGAAGCGGCTTTCTGCATCCGAGAAAATATCCCTTTTGTACTGCCCTGTTTATTTACCAATTCATTCAGTTTGGCTTTGCTTACTTCCAGCTTTCCATTAAGTTCATCAACTTTCTGGGAAGCTTTTTCAAATTCCAAGGACATATCGCCAGGAATAAATGCTTTACCGGCGGCTTCCAGCCCGGACAGACCTTCCCGCAGGTTATTCACCTGCTGATCCGCCAGATTTATTTCATTTACCAGCTTGCGGTATCCTTTGGAGGACGTGTCCCCGGACTTTTCCAGCAGACGCAATTTCCCGTACAGCTTGTCAGCGTTTTCCTCTGCCCTCTGTAGTTCTTTCTGCATTTCCTGGTATTCATATGTCGGGATTTTTGCGTCCTTCATACTGGACATTTTCGCTTGTAACCGGGATATTTCTGCCTCGGTTTTCTTAATCTCGTTCGTAAGACGGAGGATCTGGCTATTGGCATCCCGTGTCTCAAACGTTGTATTAATTTTAAACGTGCCAGCGTATGCCATGCATCAGTATCACTCTCCCGTCAACTCCCGGAATACTTCCAGGGCTTTTCTTTTTTCGGCGGCCTTACGTTTCCGCTCGTCAAAAGCGTCGATCTTTGCCTTTTCCTCTTCGGTATAATTCGTCGTTTGCGCCTTGTTATCCAGCGCATAAATAGCCTTTGCCCGTATGTATGCCTCACGTTCTGCAGCAGACATTTTTCCTGTTAATTTCTTGCCCCGGATATCTGCAATACGGGTATAAGAGCATTCCTCTAAATTTGACAGCAAGGCCATGAATTCCCAAAAATGTATCTGTTCTTTGTTCAGGTCGATTCCGTATTGATGCTTAAAGGCAACCCATATACGCCATTGATCTACCTGCCAATCTGTTACCGGCTCCTTGTCCTCTTTGACCTTTTCCATGTTGTCTGTAAACCACCCATGCAGAAACCAGATAATGGCTTCCGCGGCCTCGTTCGGTTGCGGCTGTTCTTCGGGGAATAACAAATCACAGGCACTATAAAATTGTTCTGCCTGGGATAAATCCTGGTCTGACAACGCCATCTGGATTAAAATTCCTGTTTGGAAATCACTGTCAATCGGGTATCCGTTCCACTCTTCCGGCAGGGCATCCAGCAGTATATTAAACTTCTGCTCCATTTCCATAAGCTTCAATCAGTTCCGCCTTCGTTCTCTGGCGGGAACGTGCCCCTTTCCTGTTGCGGCTGTATTTCTGGTCGATGTGCTGTCCACGCTCCTTAAAGGCATCGTTTATAAAGGGAATCATTGCTTCGACGAATTCCATAATGCAAACCTCGTCAGGCACATCCACACCAAAAACCTTTTTGCAAATGCCTTCGCCGAACAGCTCGTCAATTCTGTCCCTTGCCATTTTGCACAGTTCTACCCGTTTGCGGGCTGTCTTTGCAATCACATCAAGGTTAATATCTCCATCCTCTTCCGTATGGTTCTTTTCTACATCTTCCATGAAGGCGTTGAGCTCTTCTCCGCTTTTACTAAACCAGTCAATAAAATCGGTAAACCTGTCAATAAATGTGGGGTCATTGATGGAAATTGCGGCAGCATCCCCTTCCTCGTTTACGGTTACAAGACGGATACCATCATCAAATTTTTTAATACTTCCTATTGTTTTACTCATATATTTTCTCCTAATATCTATACCGAAACAGGGGCACGACGGTATAGAACGCACCCCTGTTATATTAAGTTGGTTGCCTTAATACCTCTCTTATACCGGCGCTATTGTACTCCATGTAAACTTGCCGGCTTCCGACATTGTAATGTATCCTTCTTCCACATTCCCGTTGCCGCTAATCTGGATAGCCGATACCAGCTTGCCGCCGCCCTCTCCACCTGCGGAAGAGGCTGCCACCACCACGGGAATTTTAATAGCTTCATAAACGCCGTCTTTTCCTTCGACCGCATCCGTTTTAAAAAAGCGGTAATAATCCGTTTCGCAGTCTTCACCTGTCGGGAATTTCTTAAGAAGCTTATTAAGCGCTTTCTGCATATCGTCATTCAGGTATTCCCTCTCAGGATTCATGGTAAATTCATACCCGGAAACTGTCGTGGCCTTCGATTTCATGTTTACATACTGGGTGCTGTCCATACCGGGGCCCCAATCTTCGGAAATCTCTGTGTAACCTCTTCCCATTTCCAAAATGTTACCGGGAGTACCGCTAAAAAGCTTTCCCACATCCAGAAGGGACACCATATTCGTTCTATCAAGTGCCATGTTCTCTATCCTTTCATGTAATTTAATGTCATGTTGACCTGATAATCGACACTTCCATCATCATCCTTGCCAACTATGTACACATTTCCTGCATCTATATCTTCAACGGCGCGGTTATCTTCCAACGCCGGATAATTTTTCCGTGCACACATCCAGCCTGCAACCTGCGTAAGGATTTCTTCGGCTTTAAGTCTGCTGTTATTACTGGTAGGCTTTGCCCTATACCGCAGGAAAAAAGGATACTGTGCTTCAAACGTGCCATCTACATACTTTTTAAGGTAGGCACCGCTTCCCTGCCGGGAGAAAAAGCCAATAGAATCTTCTACTAAATCGCCGTATTTCAACGATATTCCTGCCGGAATATGCGGGCATTCAGAAAAGTAAAGAAACATTTTTGTTCTTATCTGCTCTTCCTCGCCGGTACTCATTCTTTTCAGTTCTTCGCCCATCATTTCCCCCCTATTTCAAACCGCGGAATAAGTTCATATATGTCTACTGTAGTAATCTGGTAGGCATATCCATACTGGCGGCATACTTCCTGGAAGAAACCGCCCTGGTATGCTTCACTGTCCACCATACCAACAGGTAAGTCGATATTTATACCCAGCAGCGGTTTACGTACAATAACAAAAAAGTCCTTATTTTCATTATTCAAGGAAAAATTCTTTGTTTTATCCTGTGCCTCTTCCCATTGCTTCGGCGGAAGGTACTTACCGCCTGTTACGGCGGCGGGAATCTTAACGACACAGGCATCCGCATTTTGGTTCCCGGTTGTTGCAATCTGGTTTCCCTGGGTAAGCTCTACCCGGACACCATCAAGCCGCGTACCATAATAGGTTTCTGTCTCCATCAGCCCATCAATGAACCGGTTATAAATCACTATGGAATCTATGTACCCTATTCCCATAACTCACACCTTCCCGGATATGGCCCTGCATACAATAGGTTTACGCCGTTTGCATCCGGTACGCCGGATAAGCCATCTTTAACAAGGGAATAAACAGCTATGTCAAACACCTTGCGGTTCTTTGCAGCATCCGCTATCGCTGTCTCTATAGTCCCGCCAGTAGAATACCCGCGGCTTTCCGAGCCGGAAGTAACAGAGGTAACAACCTTTCCCTTAACCGTTCCATCTTCCTGTGTCACAACACCTACACTGGCGCTTGCGGCCTCCTGAAACTGGTCCACCCGGAGCAGGAATTCCGCAAGTTCACACAGGCAGTCTTTTACCGCGGCAGCGTCTTTTTCTTCTATGGGAAACGCAAAGGTGAGCTTGTCCCGGGTTGCTGTATTAATCCGGCGCTCCGCCTTGCGTTCATACGGTTTAAATGCATCTTCGTTTTCAAATAATTTACCGCCGTATTCAGTTTGATAATATTTAAAGTCAAGATACATCACTCTTCCTTTTCCTCTTCGGGTTCCGCCTTCCGGTAATATCCTATTTTGGCTATGACTTCCTGCAAGGCAAGGTTTCCTTCCCGCAGTGTACATTTCTTGCCTTTTCCGATGGACACGCCTTTTTCCGTTATTTCAACGGGATATTCCCTCCCCCCGGAAACAAGGAAGGGAATTCCATCCCGCAGGATAAAGCGCATTAGCCGTTCGACTGGATAAGGCCAATCTTCACATTTTTATGGTTAAATTTCAGTTCCCAATTAGCCGCGGTTCCCAGTTCTACCTTAGTGGGGGATTCCTTTTCCACATTATCCACCTTGAAAGAAAAACCGTTCGGATGCAGCACCCTTCCCTCTTTGGTATACAGCTTTTCGATACCTGCCTTGCTTTCCGCATCGTAATCAGAATAAAACGGCTCTTCATAATTATCTTTCGGTGCCGTAAGGATGGCTCCCTGTCCCACAATATATGTCTTGTAAACAGGTACCGCCCCAGATGTATCAACGGTAAAGCGATCCGTCACAACAGGAATCAATCCGTCAATTGTAGGCAGGTTCACTTCCGGCACCAGCGCATTTGTTACGGTATACTTGTTATAGTCCACCAGTCCCATAGCTTTATAGCGTGCGAACAACATGGAATTCATAATAGCGATACCAAAACCATTCGCCATATCTCCAAGGGCCTTCTGCTGTGCATAAATCAGCGTGGTTGCATCTACCTTGTTTGCGTCGGTAATATCACCAGAGCCTGTAGCCGCATCTTTGGAAACGTCCCATACATGATCCTTCATTGCATCCAATTTCATAATGGCAGCAATGATATTCATAAGTTCCGCTTCCCAAACCTGCCCGTAATAATTTGCTACGGAACTGGCAATATGCTGCATGGGATCGGCACCCGTCAATTCTTTTGTGAAATCCTGGGCTTTCCATGCCATCATCCGCTGAATAAGCATAACGGTCTGTTTCTTTCCCTTGATTTCCTTCGGCGTGTTATCGGTTTCACCATCGTTGTTATACGGTTCGAAATCCGCAATGTTTAACGGTGTATAGAACGGCAGTGTTGCAACGTTACCCTTCTCTCCGATAAGGTCCATAATTGTAGGATCCTCTCTCAGAATCCCCGATGCGATAATCGCATTGCTCCATGTAGGAGCCTCCGCCATGTAAGAGGCAAATACTTCCGGGTCAAAGCTAAAGCCTCCAAATGTTCCTAATCTAGGCATTAATTATTTCCTCCCTACCAGGGCCGCCCATGTATCCGGGTCATTCTGCTTAAGCAGGATACGTTCAGCGTCACCCATCTTCAAAAATTCTTCTCTTGTTACTTTTGCCACTGTACTTCCGCCAGTATTGAGCGGGTCTGTGAACCTTGCTTTCTGGCTTTCCAGCTTTTCCTGCTGTTCATCCACCAGGACATTTGCCATCTGCTTCCCGTCTGCATCGGTTATCAGCCCGGTAAAGATATCAGCAATGGATTTTCCTTTTGCTGTATCCTTGTCCAGTTCCTCCATAAGATTTTTACGGATTGCATCCTGGGTGATAGGATTCACAAATTTCTTTTCGGAAAGGAAAGCGTCCACATTTTTTTCCAGTTCCACACGCGCCGCATCTTTTACCCTGGCTGCTTTTTCTTCCTGTAACTGCGTCGTAAGAGTGGTAATCTGGCCTTTGAGTTCATCAACATCAACATCTTTGAATCCTTCAAGCTCTCCTTGGACCTTTTCCAGCGATTCTTTGTATTCGTCCCTTTTCTCCACTGCCTTTTCGTAATCAATCTTTGTACGATAGTTTTCAGCTACTTTTCTGCTGAATTCCGCCTGTTTGTCGTCGGGAATCACAAACCCGAATTCCTTACAAATTTCAATAATATTCTGCATATAAATCCTCCTAAAATAATTTTTTAACCGCTCTTTCAGCGGTATGGGATTGCGCCCTGTAAACCGGGGCCGGTAATGCACCACTGCGGAATCGAACCGCCTTTATACCGCCGCCAGGCATTGGAATCCCAGCGTTTCCCCTGCGGAGTGGTGCGCCAGAAAGGAGGTTGCAAATTGGTTTGAGGCGAATCCTCTTCTGGACGATTGCAAGGGCAGGAATCGAACCTGCGACCTCCGGGGCATGAACCCGGCAAGCTTCCGCTGCTCCACCTTGCTATAAAAAAAAGAGCCTGCATCTGAATCAACACACTGATTCAGACTTTGGCTCTTTGGCTCTGATTGACACATTGTATTCTCTTTTGCATCCCTTGCACCATGCGGGGAAGTTTATTAATACGGTATCCTTCCGCCGCTTTATAAAATGCTTGTAGCCGCATTTCGGGCATGGTATCCAGTACGTTTCCCCCATGTATGTACCTCTTTATATAACTACAGGTTATCTCCACATGCCATATTATAACTCATAATTATAATAAATGCAATACCCATAACCCAGGATTATATTGGCCTTCGGTTTTCAGCAATCTTCAATCGTTCTTTACGTGTTTTCAACTTATTCCTATCGCAAAATTCGTCATAGTCGTCCATCTGTTTCAGGAAATCTTGACGTAAGTTCTGGTACCGCTCCTTTAGTTCCCTCTTTACCTCTTCGCCCTTTGCCTCTTCTGCAGCATATTTAAAGGCATTCATCCGGCGTTTTGTCTCCCGCAGCTTGCGTTCTGCCGCCCTCTGCTTCTGGTCCAGGTCATAACGGCGCTTATTTTTACTATCTTCGAACTGTTCCTTATTGTTGGTATTTACCCCTTTATAATATGGCCCGAACGAATGACGGCAGTTCCAACCACACAGCCCTTCTCCCGTCCCATAACCGGTTTTTGTAATAAAGTCACCCGCAGACCGGTTTTTCTTCGGGGAAAAGAAATAACGCATTTTTTGAAAGAACCCAAACTTTTCAGCATTATTTTTTTCATCCTGCGGGGTGACTTCATACTTTTTTAATAACTCATTCTTCCAGTCAAGGTCATATACCTTGCCTTGCCAGGACATATGGTTCGCCGGTTCTTCCTGTGCCGTATATCTGGCCCCCAGATGGGAAGAAACAATCACCTGGGATACCCCCAATTCCGCACAACGCGCCAGGGAAACATCCCCTGCGGCCTGATTGGCTCCGGTTCTTACCGCCCTTGCCACGGCGACTTCAAGTTTATCTACATGCCCGGAAGGATAGGTTATGACAGTGCCATACTGCGCGCACTGGTCGATGGCCTCCGCTATGGCGGAATGCAGGGATACGCCGTGCGTTGCTTTCCAGTAAGCCGCATCACATGCCCGGATAAATTCCTCCTGTGTAGCATCCGCCGTGGTGCCGGTAAGGTTGTACATCGTCCCATTAGTCTTTTCGTATGCCCTTTTTATAAGGGCTGTTTCCTTCTGGGTAAGGTTCAGTTCCTTTATGGGCTTATACCTACCTGTATGAGGTTCAGGAACGTTTACGTCTATGTTCTCGGCCTTTACAACCTTCTGCGTAAATCTATCATTGTCCCTCTCTATCTCATTCGCTGCGGCTTCAAATGCCCGGTCTATTTCCTCCTGTATTTCCGGCATGCGCTCCTTTAATAACTGTCGTACATCATCCGTAAGCATCCCGGCCTCTCGCATCTTCCGCACATCGGAAACAGAGGCAGGGATAAGCTCTACTTCACCGCTCTTATCAAATAGGGCTAAGATACGCTTTGTCACGCGCTGCACCAGATACGTATTCAGTTTTTCCGTGGCTTCCTCCGCTGCATCCACTATTCGCAGAAGAAAATCCGGTGTAAGCATACTTAATCCTCCTTCATGGCCCGCCGTGCTACTTCCAGCCAGGATTTTGCGTGGTTCTGTTCCGCCACTTCATCCCAGTGCGCTTCCGCCGATTCCCGCCCATAAAAAAGCGGTTTCCCCGACGGAACCTTTGTTATCCCTGGGCGGCTCCAATACCCATATTCCGGGTCATAAAATGCGCCCTTGCCATATACCGGATCGACGTACAACTCCCCCTCATACTGGTAATGGCCGTAGTCACTGTCCGGCGGATACAGATAGACTTCTCCGCGGGTAGATTGATTAAGTACGTCGGTTTCCGCGATTAAGTTCCCGGTATCCATTGGCATATACCGCTGTATATCCTCCCATACCTGCGCGTCAAGTGCGTCCTGGGCCTTGTCCATCCGCTTCCCGAACCGCTCAAAAGATACTTTTATGGAATAGCCCTGACCGCTCTTGTCGATATTAAGCTTTCCAAACATCCGGGAGAAGAAACCTTTATCTATACCCATGCTTATTCCTCTTCAAATAGCCCCTTCTTTTCGGCCTTTTTATTCTCCGCTTCCATTTCCGCTACAATGGCCTTTGCATCGGCTTCGGAATATCCCTCAAAACGCACCAAATAGCGCCAGAATGGATATTTCCCCGCCTGTACATACTGCCAATTGCGTAACCGGTCCTCGTCCTCGTTGTATGTAATGTCCCCAAAATCATAATTGACCTTGTAAGCGCCTACCGGTGTAATGTCGTACAGGTCCGCCCATTTATCCAGGGCATAAAGCACGTCATTTGTGGCAGCTTCCAGGCTGTCCCTTATCTGCTTTATGGTCTGTATGGTTTCCCGGTCGTCTGCCTCTACCTGTGTGGCTGTTACCTGCCCTGTCCTGCCATTAAGCACAAACTGGCCGGAAGAGTACCCACACTTAACACCAACACTGTCCAAATAATGGTTTATGCCGGTCATACGCTGTTCTGTGTTCAGCACTGGATTAATCTCATGGTAGTCGTCTCCATCTGTACTGCCAGGAATAGCCCTTATATACCGTGGTAAATCATTCCCCTGTCTATCCTTTATGCTCCCGATTCTTTCATTTATCCTTTTCCCGGCGGCCATCGTGAAAGCATCCCCCACAATGACCAGCTTCTTGCTGTCGTCAATTTCGTCGGCCATACGCTGGGATGCAATATCAAGCCGTTTCAGTTCCGGCATGGCATTTGAGAAGAAGGATATCGGAATATCACTGGCAACATCCAGGTTATTTGCAATAGGCATACCAAACACAGCAAAGAGAGGCTTTTCCAGACCAGAAATTGCAGCTTCCGGCATCAGGCCCGCCCACGGGCTCCCCTCTATATTTATTTCTTTGCCTATGCTGCCGTCCGCGTCGCTCTTATATACCTTATTGGTTATCTTGTATACCTGGTTTACTGCCGGGACCATATAATCAAATCGGTGATATTCCAGCCTTGTAAAGAAAACTTTCCCCTGCCGCTGCCGGTCGATAAACACCCCGCCATTAATCTTCCCATCATCGTCGCAGGACGTAGGAACAAAATTATCCGGCAGCACATAATCCAGACTTTTCCCGTTTGGCTTAATTACGATATACCCAAATGCACAGGCATACTCGCATTTATCAAACATCATGCGGGCCCGGTATTTATCTATCTGCTTTTGCAGCCATTCAGCCCGGGCAGAGCCTTCCACGGTTATGCCCAGGGCCAGTGTGGTAAGCCGTGCGGTTTCATTGCACAGCTTTTTTGCAAAGTTAATGGTTTCCAGTTCTTTTCCCGGCTCCCATGATACCCATTCCGGTCGCCCGGTATATGTGTTGTACCATCGTCTCTGCTCCCGCTGCATCGTGGCCGACATTAATGTATCTACTTTAAAGCAATCCTGCGCCTCTCGCTGAAACAAGCTTTCCCACCACCTTTTTATCTCTTTTATCAGTCCCATGTTTTACCTCGATTAGCTTAATCTGCTACTATTTTACGTAAATCCTCACAGTATGCTATTTTTCGCTCAAGTTCGTACCTGATTTTTGCTATAACATGCTGTTTCATGATCTGTAACGTATTACAGTCGTATGACACATCCCCACTTGTATTAAAATCATGGGAGATTAAACAATGCCATGTATCATCCGAATAACTATCCTGTTTAATATAGGCGACTATGGTATACTGCCCGTACAACTCAGCCCACAGTTCACTTGCCGTCCCGTCTGCGGAATCGCGCCACTCATAATTGTTCATTTTCACATTTCCTTATATGCTGACAGATTGCGGCACATTTCAACCGATGTTCGCACATTACAGTCATATCCTGAGAAGTAAGTTCTTGATTGATATATCCGTAAATATCCCTTACTATACATGGCTTAAATTCCGGGCAATCCTGACAATATTTTTCAACTTTTAATTTAATCATGTGTTATGCACTGCTCCCTCTCTTTAATGACATTGGACTTGTAGCGTATCTGGTTGCATCTATATAGTGGTTGTTTTTATCTGGATAAGCAGGAATCACAATTCCATTTGCATCCACTTCCAACTCATAATTGATAAATTCCTTATACAGTTGCGGTGTTCGGGCCGGGTCTATGACGTGCTTTCTGCACTGTAACCACTCCATTGAGTACTTAACCGATCCTCCGCTCTGACTCATGCGTCCAGTATTGGCCTTAAGTGCCATAAGTCCCGCATCCTTGAAATCTGCCACACTCTCACTTTCATCGGAACCGCAGGTAATCAGATAATCGTTATATCCCTTATCTTTAATCTGCTGTGCCATATCCTTCACACGGAGCTTACAGCCGCCCAATTCATCTATGTAATACAGCGTTTCCTTGTTATGGTTATAAGACAGCCTTACAAATGCTTTCGGATCCGGATACCATCCCCAATCCTGCCCCTGATAAATGTATTCCATATCTGCTATTTCTTCATCTGTTATTGTACGGATTTCAAGGAATTCAAATACCGTGGTTCCTATTCCCACAGGAATACCCAGGTATTCATGCTTGTACGCTTTTTCGTTCGTATTCTTTAGGTGTTTCGCAGCTTCAATAAAATCTTTTCCCAGCCATTCCTGCGGCACGCTTAAATAATCTGACTTATGCCGGTAAGCGCTTGCCATCGGTGTATTAACATACTCATTGACCCAATTTGCAAGGGTAATCGGCGGATTGAAAGACTTAAATACAACAAAGTGGGGACCTCCACGCATTACTGACTGTTGTACTGTTCTGATTTCTTCTATACCTGCAAATTCATCTAATTCTTCAAACCATAGGTATTTCAGATATCCGTGTGCTACTTTAATAGATTTTGTTTTCTTCGCCTTATCCAGACCGCGAAATAGGATGCGCTGTCCTGTCGGCCTATACACATAAGATAATGGACTCACGCGGGCTTCCCATTGTTCTGTGGCCCCCAACGCATCAATCGCCCATTGTATCTGTTCATATACAGATTCACGTAATGTAACCGCATATTTACGGAAAACAACAGCGTTCGCCTCCGGGTCCTGCATAATACCCAGCACAATTTCAGCTGATATAAATGAAGATTTACAAGAACCACGGCCGCCGTACAGGTCATAGTATGTATGTTTCCCCTGCTGTATATCCTGGTGGACCTCATAGAAGGCCGGTGCTATAACATCAGTCAGTTTTACTCGGTTTGCATCTTGGTATATCATCCACAATCACTATCTTTCCGCTTACCTTCTCTTCTTTGTCTTCATTCCATCCCTTGAAATTGTTACGCAGGCTGAATTGTGCCCCGTTGCTGCCCTCTTTATCAAACAGACGCATTTCCGCGTATTCTTCAATTCGTGACTTCGCGCGCGTAATCGTGTCATGGAATTCTTTTTTCCCTTGGTAATTCAAGAGGGCTTGTCTGCTTGCGAAACCCAGGGCCAATGCTAACCCGGTAACTGTTGGCGGCTTTTGGTGAAGAATAACCGGTCTGTTATACTTATCAAGCACTGGCTTCTCATTATCATCAAGCAATGGCTCCCCCTCACATTTCATGAAATACTGGTCAATAAGGCCCTGTATCTCTTCTTTGCTTTTATACTTTGGCGGCCTCCCTGCATTACTCATGGCTTACACTCCTTATTAGTTTCTTCTCTTTTTCCGGATCTGCTCTTCAATTTTATCTGCCTGTGTATTAACGGTTTCTCCCGATATGATATGGCGCTTATCTATTATGTCCGATGCTTTATCTATTTTGGATAAGGCTGTACGCAGATTATCCCTTACCTGCTTGTACGCCTCTATTTTGGGCTCATACATATTCTTAAGGCCATACTGTCTTAATCTATCCTCATTAAGCTTTATGTTTCTCTCCGCAGTGTTTATGGCATCTTCCCTTATCTGGTTCGCCCATGCCACCTGTTTTTCCGTGCCTTGCAGCTTCGGAAGGCTTGGAGCCGCACTTTTATGTATAATTCCACTATTACTACCTCTACCACCCATTACAGACCGCCTCCTTGAATTTATCCTGAAAAGCTTTTATACGCACTATATTGCCTTTGCATTCTTCCGGCACATTCCCATAAAAGATGATTGTTTCCGGTTTCAATCGCTTTACCATTTCCTTGTAGCCGTTCAGGAACAGTTCTTTACGTTCCTTACTTCCTTGTGTCCCTACCGATGATACTGCGACTATGCTTTGCTCCGGTTCCCCGTCGAAACACCATGAAAAGGAATCCGGCGTACTCCAGCATACCGTAGGTATAACCTGTATTCCCTTTTCCTGCATGTAAGCACCTAACCAGTGCTTGCGGTAATGATTGTAAATCTGTAGTGCGACCGGGAAGTCCGTATAAAGGGAAAAATCCGGTGACATTACATATTTGTATTGCTGCAGCATAGGTATGTAACGGTCTATGTTGGACCACAACCGGATAAATTGGTAATCATCCAGGAAAAAATGCACGCCTTTGTTTTCCCGCTCTTTGCATGTGTTGGCATAATTAAAGCCAATCCATTCGCATGTTTCATATTCCACGGCATTAATTATCGGTATATCGTATTCACCTATTCCCGGAAACCATTCTTTATTAATGTTTTCGTAGTTACGAATATTCTTATACATTATTTCACCCATATAAACGAAAATAAGCCACGCATGCAGCGGTTATATCTGCATACGTGGCTCTGGGCTCTCTTCATGTATTATAACTCAAGATTATATATAAGTCAATCTCCATAACTGTACATTATGCTATACAGGATTTATGAACATTATGCAATTGTCCTGGTGTCTGCGCCGCATAATAATCTCGCGTTACCTTAATATTGGCGTGGCCCAGTATATCCGCAATGTCTTCCAGGTTGGCCCCATGCTGCCGCAGGCTAGAAGCCATTGTTTTCCTCATTAAATGAGGGTATACACGCCTTCGTA